CAATAGTTTTTCTTCTTTTACAAGAAAAGGTCTATACTTAATTTTTTGTCCGGTTGAAGGCAACTCAAGTTCATAAGTTGGCGTCGAAATCTTAGGTAAAGGCATAATGTCCTATAGAAGTTTCAGTGTGATTATTTAGAATAGATTACCGAATGAATCCTCCGGTAATAACCTGATTTCTATTTCTAACTCTATTTGTTCTATCGGTAATTGGCGTTATCCTACGAGTGTTAAACAAAGGATCTTCCCCATCAGCAAGTATTCCTGCAGGTTGCGTTGCATTTGTATTCTGTCTTGCCTGCGAAGAAGTTGGTGGATTTGGAACTCCTGTAGCACGTTGCTGGCCAAGATCTTGTGGTGCAATATTATTATATCTCTTCGTCAAATAACGTGTATAGGTAAAGGAAACAGTTACCTTAAGAAGTTGAGAAGACTCATAAGAAACAGGAATTGAATTTATGCTGATTGGATATGCTTGCATAAATTTATACTGTAAGAATTGTCCTTTCAAATCTCTTTCAAACTTATTGATAAACAATTCATCGCTATAATAGTCTTCCGGAAATCTAATTCTATAATTAAACTGACGACTTTCCAATCCATTCGCATCTTCTTCATTTGCAATATATTGCATCCATTTCTCAAAAAACCAAAGAACATTATAATTTCCATCTGGTCGTCCGTGATCTACATAAAAAGTAAAATCAGTACGATCATCATATGCTCTACGATATGCGTGTCTCTCAGTGACTCCAGTGTGATCATCAGTAATCTCATTGGTCATAAATGAAGATCCTGGTAATGCTGCTTCACTACAAGATAAAGATATTAGTTCTTGATTGCCATTACCAAAACCACGATAATCAAATCCCTTATTATCTTTAATCCAGTTATAAACTTTCTCTGGAGGATTAAACCAACATTGATAATGAGAAGTTAATGCTGGACGAAGAAGTTTTTCTTTAATCTGATCTGCAACTTTTATTGATGGTGCTACATTACCTGCAAAAATACGATTATCAGCAGATTGCCCATTACCAGGACTTGTTCCATCTCCCGATTGATTTGGATCTGATGTTTGACGAGGAACTCCAGTTGCTTCAGATGGTCCATAATTACCTTCAGGAAACATCTCAACAAAAGATGGAAATAATCTTTGATACTCCTCTCTCGTTAGTGGTGGCGTTGCCATCTATAAATACTTTTACTGATATATTATGTATGCTGGAAATGGCAGAAAGTATTAAGAGTATCTATAAACCATCTTATCCAGAAAAGTATAAAGGTGACGCAAATAACATAATTTGCAGAAGTAGTTGGGAACGCAAATTTTGTTATTACTGTGATCACAATCCAAGTATTATTTCTTGGGCATCAGAAGAGTTTTGTATTGGTTATGTTTCTCCTGTTGATGGTAGAGTGCATCGATACTTTCCAGACTACTTAATCAAAGTTAAAGAGTCATCTGGTAAAATTAAGACTTATGTGATTGAGGTGAAACCAAAGAAACAAACCGTTCCACCAAAACAAAAATCAAGAGTGACTAAATCTTATCTACACGAATGTAGAACTTATGCAGTCAATCAAGCAAAGTGGAAAGCAGCACAAGAGTGGTGTGCTGATAGAATGTTAGAATTTAAAGTCATTACAGAAGAAGAACTTTTTAACTCACGATAATGGCACAAGGTTTCGGTCAGTATGCTAATGTTCCTCCACGAATGAGAGAACTCAAAAAGAAAATTGCTGATGCTGGAACTAATGATCCAGAAGACTTGATGTTAATTATTATGGATACACTCAAAGAAGAAGTATTATATCCTGAACCAGGAAAGTTTTATACCTTCATTTACAATCCAAAAACACCAGAAATTGAATATGATCAACATCCATTGATTGCTTGTACTTCATTGGAGAGATGGGGATTTAAAGCGATTAATTTTCATTGGAGAGAAGGAAGACAATATACTTGGGAAGAAGTTGCAGGAAAACTTCACATAGTAAAGTATGACGAACTTGATGAAATGTTATCCATACCTTATGCAAAATTCCGTCTAAATAAATAAAAACTCCTTATAAATGTCTCATACTCTACAAAAAATTGAGATTAACAATCCTTTTGCAAATGCGGAGGAGTTCTGATGGCAGAAGTTAGAAGGTTTCCATATAAAGGAAGAAGATTAGCAACTTTTGAAGCAAGCGGTGGTCAAACACTTATTACTTATGAAGCCGATCAACAAGTAATAAACAACATTAAAACAAAATATGGTGAGAATTTTATATATGGAAATACTGTATACGTCGCAGAATATCCTAAAGGATCTAATAAATTACAAACTGTTCCTAATGGTCCTGCAGGAAATCAAGATGTTTTAGGTGGAATTTCTAATGTAGATCTTGTTGCTTCAATGAATAATGATCCCAATTTTCATAAAACAGCGACAGGAAATACAACTGGTAATACCTCCTCCGATCCAAGTAATCCTGATCAACAAGGAGGAAGCACACCTACATCAGAACCAAATCAAACACAAAAACCAGTAGCACAAAGATTAACCTATCCAAGTTATATAAGACCAGATCAAGATAGAATAAAATTTCAAGCGTGTGAAATAAATCCAAGAGGAGGAAGTCTCATCAATACTCCGCAATACACTAAAGTTGGTTCTCCTGTTTTTATGGCAATACAAGCACCTATTAGTGATCAAAACTCTGTTGCTTGGGGACCTGATAATGTTAATGCTATTGATAATTTTGTCTATGGGAAGTCATATGAATTTATAAAGAAAGGAACTTTTAATTTCCCAGAAGATAAAGACATAATTGGTGCATTGGATAGAAATACAGACTACATTCAAAAGTTTCTTGCTGGAAAAGCAGCAAGTCTTAATAATGTACTTGCAAGAACTGATAATATTGTTCTTAACCCAAACCTTGAGTTACTTTTTCAAGAACCACAGTTAAGACCTTTTTCCTTCCAATTTAAAATGTCTGCCAGAGATAAAGAGGAAGCAAAACAAATAAGAGCAATTATAAGATATTTTAAAAAAAATATGGCAGTTAAAAACGAAGGTGGTTTATTCTTAAAGGCACCAAACGTTTTTACAATTCAATATCTAAAAGGAACAAATACTCCACATAAAGGTATTAATACAATTAGTCCAAAAGATGATCAAAAAGCGTGTGCTCTTACAAATTGTTCAGTAGATTACACTCCACTTGGAAGTTATATGACTTATAACGATGAGGCAGGAACTATGGTTGCTTATACTTTAAGTTTGCAATTTCAAGAACTCACGCCAATATATGATAAAGATTATGATAAGATTGCAGAAGACGCTATAGGTTACTAAAAATGACTAAACCATATTTCAGACAAGTTCCTAACTTTGAATATGTCTCCAGAAATCCAGGAGACAAATATATCTCAGAATATATTCCAGTCAAGAATCTATTCAAACGTGGAAAAATTCGTGAAGATATTTTTGGCAACTTAAAATTCTTTGAGAAGTATCAAATCATTGGTGACGAAAGACCCGACAACGTTGCTTTTAAGTTTTACAATGATGAAACTCTCGATTGGGTAGTTCTTCTTTCCAATAACATTTTAAACATCCAATCAGAATGGCCAGTAACTCAAGAATCTTTTGACAAATTCCTTCTAGACAAATATAGAAGCATTGATATTAGTAGTATGAATTTCTTAAGTGAGGACTATGATAGAAATGAAATAGACTCACAAAGACCATTTGATGATGAAGCAGTTTATAAAGTTATCAATGGTGGCATACATCATTATGAAACAGAAGAAATTAAAAATTCACTAGGAATCACTGCACTAAAAGCAGGTATAAAAATCAATAATAGATGGAGAACAAGTGGAAACTTTTTGGCAATGAGCAATTCAAAAATAGAATCGATTCAATATAATGTAACCAACAATATTGTAGAGGTTGATTTACAAGATTTTATTTTGACATTAAAAGTTGGAGATCAAGTTCAGATTAGTAACGTATCAGAAGTTCAATATAATGGAAAACATACTGTTACTGGTATTTTCTCAGAGGATACTGAATCAAAAAGAGTTAATAAATTTGGATTTGAATTACCCTTTGTACCAAATGTTACGAATCCAATATTAGCAAATCCAAGAAAAGAAGAAGTTTTATTTACACTTCCAGAAACATCAGAAGTAACTGCAAATTCATATTATTACGAATACTGGGATGAAGGACTTGGATATTCTGTTCAAATCCCATCCTCTTCTTTTGTTAGAGCAGTTACAAACTACGAGTACGAACTTCAACTTGAAGAAGCAAAGAGAAATATCTATATTCTTAAACCAATTTACTTAAACGTAATCTTTAATGATCTAGATGATATTATGCCATACAAAAAAGGTTCTCAGCAATATGTTACCGAGAACCTTAAGAGAGCAGATAATGCTAGACTTTATGAATGATCAGTCTTCAGCAAGTTTTTGGAAATAGCTGAGGGCATCATCTTCATCTTCGTCGTCTGAAGTAATCTTAGGGAGAGAAGGAGACTTACTGCGATTGTAAGACTCTTCAAGTTCTTCCATTACTTTACTTTCACGACTTACAGGAGCACTGTAAGATTCATATTCATCCTCTTGTTCTGCTACAGCACGAGACTGAGTAGGAGTATTGGTGCCACCAATACCAAGAACATAATTCATACGCTTTTCAAGATCTTCGTATGACTTGAACTGATCTGGAGCAGTGATTGCAGAGAGAGAATATTCTTTCTTCCAGATTGCTTCAAGTGCATCGTCATCATCCAGGAGAGGAGCAACACGATCAAACTCAGACTTATCGTAGTTCCAATAACCATCCTTCTTCACAATCTTGATCTTGAAGTTTGCACCTTGCCAGAAGTCAAAAGGATTGATTGGATCTTCATCATCAAACTCAGGTTGCATAGCATTCAGAATCTTATCAAAGATCTTCTTACCATACTTAAAGAGAAATACTTTACCTTCGTTTGCAGGATTTGCAGGATCCTTAACAACGTAGATATTGGAGTAGTAAGATAGCTTACGCTTTTGCTTACGAACAGTGTCCTTATCCTTTTCGCTACCACTGTTCCAGAGACCACGATTATACTCACTCACGGGATCTTTCTGACCAACAGTTGTGAGAGAGTTTTCAATATACCAACCACCAGGACCTTGGAAGGCATGAGTGTACATTTTTACCCAAGGAACATCTTCACCATCAGGAGCAGGCAGGAAACGAATGACTGCAGAACCTACACCTGTTTTATCCATCTCTGGTTTCCAGAGACGTTCATC